TAGATAGTGCCATAATTTATATCTCTCCTATTTATCCTTTTGTCCTTTTTTGGGATTTACAATTTGCGATCCTGCCATTTTATTAACAGCTGTGCCCATCGCATAAGTCGCAAGCTGTCCACCAATATTTTTTCCAGACTGTTCAAGAATCCCCATCACAAAATCTCTGCCTTTCTTTTTCTGGGCTGGTGTTGTATCCCTTAATAAGTCACTATAACGCTTTTCTAATTCCAGGCGACTTATCTGCGCTCTCAGCTCGTCATCAGACATTCTATTTGATGCTTTCTTAGCTGGTGGGTGTTTTGACGTAGCAACTTTCGTTTTACCTGTCTGTCCACTATCGCTTTCGGTATGACCTCTACTTCTTGCTAATTCTGCCTCAGATCGACGCACTCCCCATTTCATTCCAAGAATGCCATGATGTTCCAACACGTCTTCATTATTCACTTTGATGTACCTCCATTACTTTTTTACTTTTCAGCAGCTACGTTTAATCTCCATTCATATTCGCTAATCTGCTCTTTATAGCATTCAAGAACTGCTGAACTTAACGGTGGATCGAATACAAGTTTTACTTTTAAATAAATATATGACTTTACAAGATTAAACGTTGCGTCATCATCAACGAACTCGGTCCACACTGCTGTGCTATCTTTAATCTCAAATCCCTCAGCAGGTCCAACTCCTAATTGAGACAGAATTGAAAATGCGGAATTGATATGTATGATCAAATCTGCATCAAACGCCTCATCATCAGCAGATATTCCGCCAATCATTTTTTTGATAGAGTTTAAGATACTCTGTGTAATTTCCATATGACTGATCCTTTCAATTCTGGACTTTAATATATTCTTTTTTGCAATATCCTTCTGCACCGGCAGCCGTATACACCTTGTAAAACTCGTCGTTAGATAAATCCATATCAATCATTACCTGTTCGCCAGCTTTGATCGTCGTTACTGGTGTAGATGTAAGATTTGCTTCTGATCTGACATTAAGTATTTCGCAGTCAGTCACGATTCCACGAACGCTGTTCTCTTCTTCATTTTTAGCATCAATGCCCGCTTCCGAAATGTGTTCTTCTGTGTTGTTTTCTGTATGGTTTTCTACATGCATGTTACGTTTTTTTTCTTCTTTCTTATTATCCATTGTCATCCTCCATTATGCCGCCATGGGCAAGTATCGTTTTTACTTCGTTCTGTTGACGAACATTGTATAAATAATGTTTCATCGCCATAATGTATTGCATTATGCGTTGTCAAAGTTGTACTAATTAAAAATTCTGGATTTAGCAGATAACCGGTTCGATCATAAATATCTTCCTGTGTTATTGGGTTTATATGATGAATCAAAATTTTTCCGTGTATTTCATATCCATCAATTCCAAGATCACATCCATTATCTCTAATGATGACCTGTCGTCGAACCCGCAACCATTCTTTTGACTTATAGAAAGCCTGATTCAAATATCTGTCAAACCCAAATGTTTCAATGCCAACTGCTCCATCTAACTTAAGATACTTGAATCGTTCTTCAAATGTACGAAGCCGCGACATTTCAGAATATGTCCGTATCGATATTGTCATCACCGCCTTGTCCACTGTATCCTCGAAAAGCATTTAATGCATTTTCGTATAGTTCTTCCACTCGTTCCGCGGATTGCAATGCTTTTGTTTTTGCATCCAAAAGATCTCTTTGCTCTTCCAAAATCTCTTTTTCAAGTCTAGCTTTTGTCGATCCTCGTTTGACAAACTCTGTTATAAGTTGTGAAGATGCTGTTCCATCCCTCAACTGTTGCTCAGCTAAATCCATAGCCAATGCTATCATCTGGTTTTCTCTGGATTCCGGCGTCAAAGCCGGTCGCATTTTTCTAGGTGTATTTTCTGGCTTTGACTTTTTCACACTTTTACCTCCATTTGCTTGGTGAATATAGCAGTTTAGATTTCTTTATAGCCAGTATCTAAGAGAGTTTACATGAGTTTTGGTATATAATTATAAAAGGCGAAATATAACCCAATGCCGCTATTTACATGAAAAAATAAACTCATAAACTCTATTAGATACTGGCTATAAATATAAAAGCGGTTCTCAAAAAATCCCTCTGGGGAATTTTCAAAGACCGCCGCGATGTGAGAGGGGGTATGCATTTTTAGCACCCCCCTACTATATATTTTCTTTCTATATACTTTATTTTTATTGTGTTACCTTTTTATAGATGCCTAATTCATCATATTTGATAATTTCATCTATCGCTCTCTCTGTTTCTTTATCATTTTCTTCTTCTGATAATTGATCAGATGTTCGTGCAATTCTTCCGAGATATGCGGTAGAATGGTATCCTTTTTTTTCATCATACAAGAACCATTGTGTGAAATCACTAAATGGATTAAAAGGATTATCAAATGTTGTCAGTGCACATCTCATTCTTTTTGTCTCCTTTCTGCTCATGCATTAGTTTTTAAGATACTTCATTACTGTTGAAGTTGAAATGCCAAGTGATTCTGCAATTTCAGCAGTTGTGTAACCTGAAGCTGCGCGCGCTTTAATTAAATTCTGTTTTGCAGAACTAAGTGTTGTGGTTGCTCGCGGTGTTGCTCGCTGACGTATTTTATCAATGTCTGTGTTGTTAAGAATCTGTGTAAGTTTGTTTTCACTGATTGCGCCAGCCTGAATTGCTTCCCATTCTTTGTCAGTGATATCAATTGTTGTTCGCTTAGCACCAACAGAAATACGAGCTGCTGATAAAGCCTGCTGACTTGCTTTTTTGATTTCTGATTTGTCCATGTCCGGATTCTCTTTTTTCTTTGCAGCAACGGTTGCATTTGCCATGATCTGGGCTTGCCTCTCTCTAGGGGCATTCCGTAGTGCTAGGTTCAACTTCCCCATAAGAGAGTCTACCTCGGGCTGATAGGCTGCCTTAGCGGATGATGAATATGCTATCTTCCCAGTGCTGACCATCTCTTTTCTCGCCCGGTTTGCCAGGGTCTTCATATAATTTGCATAGTCGGCATAGACCTCTTCCTGTGGGGTACCTGATGAAAGGGTACGTGCATCTCTTGTCTCTGCCATCTTTGTGCTTTTTTGGGTCCTTACCTGTATCTTCCCGTTCTTATCAACATACTCTTCCTTTACTTCTTTGTAACTCAAAGAACCATCGTCATTGATAGTGGGGGTACCTCTACGTTTCAATACCTGTGTCTCTGACTTAGCTCTTGAAAGTAATGTTGATGCGCCTTCATGATACTTACCATCGGCATCTACGGTACCCTGGTACTTCTTTTTCAATGACGCTATATCATTATCGATCTCGGACTGCTTGTAATCCAGCTTATGTTTCTCAGCATCGATAACAACCATACTATGTCTAACCGCTTTTGCCAGCTCATCAGATGTTGCTCCTTTTAATGTCATATCAGTAATTAAGTTTGAGACCTTTCCCATTTCAGTCTGTGTATTTTTCATGATCCGTATCTTCTTCCCGGATTCGTTATAATAGTCGTCTCCCTTTTTCACGGTTCCATATGACATCTTAGGATCAAAATCTTTAAGACCTTCAAGTGGATTTGTTGATGTAATTTTTACTTTACTCCGAGACGAATTACACGGAATAACCATTACGGTATCACCATCAAAGTCAGCTCCTGACAATCGCTCAGCAACCTTGGAGTTTATTCCGATCGCATCGGCAGGATTATTACCTAACACTCGACGCCCTTCCGCCTGCTTATTATTAACTTTTAAGATAGGTATCTCAAACGTGCCACCATGCGGATACCGAACCAGCGCAACAGTTTCTCCATCTGTAAAGTTCGGTGCATACACTTCATTATCTTTAATAGATGTCAACGGGAGGATAACCTGATAACGCTGACGTGGTAATGCTGCCGCTTTCAAATGAACTGCTGCGGAATCACAATCATCAGCAAAAGATTTTAACAGATTCTTTTTTACAGTTGGATTTGTAAGTGAACAGATTTCATCAAACTCCGCCTGTTTATCAGACATGGCAAGTCCTAACTGTTTTTTTATCAGCGATATACTCTGCTTTGCCAAAAACTGTGATGGCAAATTTCTTGACCACTGATCCCAGTCTCCTTCTTCTCGTGCTTTATTGATAAGAGATAAGTGCTCTTTACCATCTTTTCCAATATAATAACTTTGTCCGCCATGTTCTTTGATGAGGGAACCAAATGGATTATCCGGATCAGCTTTTATCTTTTTTAAAACATCGGTCATTGGCGTACCGGATTTCTTGTTCGTATTGAACATAACATCCACGCCATCTGGAAGATTATCTGAATAAATCGCCATACCTTTTAGATAATGGGTTTTATCAACCATGATACGGACCTGTGCATATCTTGATTCTCCAAGAGACAAATCCTGTACACCTGGTCTGATTTCAATGACACCATCTTTTTTAATACCTCCATCTTCAGCATAACGAATCGCCAGACGTTTAGAGCTCATGCTCTCAGGATACACAAATGATTTGTGAAAAGTTTCGCCGCCATCGTAAGATATGTAATCCTTAACTGAATGAATATTATCAAAATCATATATAGCGCTTGATGTCTTTTTTCCATCTTCGTTTACTTTATATGGTGTTCCAGGAGGACATAAAACTTTGATGTTGGTCTGTTTTCCTTTATTCGTTACCTGTGGAACTCCACCTCCAAATGTTTCATAACCCTCCATTTGAAGAATATAAAGGGCCTGGTTCATTTTTTCCTTAGAAACACCAAGCTCACGTTCCACTCCTGTACCAACATCGATCATTCCTTTTTCATTGACCATCTTTTTCAGAAAATCAGCTGTCTTCTGAGCCTGATTCATACGAACTTCGGAATTTGTATTTAACAAAGAACGTACAGATGAGTCATTTTTAAATCCCATCTTCTGTGCAATTTCGTTTAAGCTGTAACCTTTTTCCCGCAATCCTTTTGCTGTTTCAACCTGAAGCGATCTACGCTCATCCTTCGCCAAGCTCATCTGAGTCCTAAGCTGAGTTGTTGTCAACCCCATACTTTCAGCTATCTGAGTCTCTTTCATTCCAGATTTCTTAAGTTCTCCGACACGGGCTAAAAAATCACCACTGTGCTGATATGGATTTTCTCCAGAACCCCAGGGATAACGACCGGATCGTTTTGGCATACCATAATGTGCTAAGACATCATCTTTGTTTTCCCATGAATTATCCATTGTTATCCCTCCTGTTCCTTAATCTTGTTAAGCACTTTATTAAAAGTTATGATCTTATCCATTATTGGAACAATTTCATCAGCTTCCGGATTGTGATAAAAAATTTCATCATTTTGGTATATTCGCAACTCAATATCAATGTCAGATGGCTTAATTCCATACTCCAAACAAAATAAAGCTGTATATATCTCAAGCTGTTCCATATGTGCTGGAATCACACCTGTTTTCAAATCATGAATACGTAACATTCGATTCCGAAAACATATTGAATCAGCTGTTCCAAAACAATTATCGGAATAATATAGCACCTGTTCTGGAATCATCCGAAAGCCAATGGCGTCGTTCACATACATATTCAAAGTTTTTGTAGATTTCGGGAGCTTCTGTCCAAGTGATATACATTGTGCTGCAAATGCATGATAAATCGTTCCCTGCTGAGTCGCTTTGAATCTCAAATAAGATTCTGCTATTTTTTCTTCATCGTAATTAATCCAGTGATATTTACTGGCTCCAAGAAAAGCGTGCTGCCCTTCAAGTTTGGAATGTTTGTTGAAGTTCATTCAATACTTCCTCCTTATTTTCTGGACATATGAATCTTGAGAAGGACATCTCATTCATACGCCTGACATAATATTCCTGATTTGGCTGTTTTTTTGCACTCGCACTTTTCTTACATTCCAAAGAAGCCCACATGTCGTTATACAAAATAAGAATATCCGGAATCCCCTGAATATAGTTTGCATCATTCTTCATGACAATGCATCCGGGAAACCGTCTCTTTAATTCTGCAACAAGATTTGCCTGAAATTTACTTTCTAACATAATTAGAGTTCCTTTCTGAAAATGTAAAAGAAAATGGATATTTTATCTCTTCTCTTCATAAAAGGGTA